CACACCTGTTGTCCCAACTCATACCATCAATAAATTGGGTTTCTAAATGTTCTTTAAGAAATTGGGGAGAACAACCTACAATGTCAAAAGTTTTGTTAGTTTTAGAGATATTTTTGGTTTTAAGAAACCTTCTTAACCGACTCCTCACCGAACGTGCAATATTATATATTGGGTCATTAGTTCTTCTAAATCTATCCTTTTCATTAATTGATTCTCTATTTTTTTTATTATTTTCTGAACGAATATTTTTATATAATACTTTATATTTTTCATCATATTTTTTTTTATCGTCTTTATTTTGTGAATAATAATCTTTACCATATTGTAGTTTAGTTTCCCGATTCAAATAATAATAGTTTTTAGAATATTCTTTTTTCGTATCTTGATTTAATAAGTATTGTTCTTTTCTAATTTTACTATCACACGATTTACAAATACTAATATATTTTTCCCAATCACGTCTATAATAGAAATCACAAACATTTTTTTCTTCCTTGCATTTAGTACAAACTTTAGTTTCCATTTTTAATATATTCTTTTAATAATTTATTAACAAGGGAAGATAAATTTATAGATTTATCTTTAAAGTATTGTGGTAGTTCGGGGTCAATAGACACCGCCAATTTTACTTTCTTTTTTTCATCTTCAACTTTTCTTCTCCCCATATTATATAAATACCATCAAATAATTAAAAAGTATAATTATTTATATTTTTTTTATTCTTTTTCTTCTTTTAAATCAAAATCACCATCAGTACCAATTATTTCTTTCCAATAATCGGCGTATTCTTTTTTATATTTTTCAATATTTGATTTCTCTTCAGTAGAATCTTTACCCGCTAAAAATCCGTGTGGGGTTACAATAATACGGCCATCTTCATATCCCAATCCGTTAATATGGTTTTTTAAGACCGAAACTTTACTTCTAATCGCAAATTTGATACTTCTTTTATCTTTGGTAGCGGTTATCTTATTTGTTCCCGCACCCTTTTGATTACCAAATAAAAATACTAATGAGGAATTTAACCAAATAGCGTTACCACCTTTTGCCATAATTTTAGGCTGTCCAAACGGATTATCTGGAAGCTCAACCCAAGGCTGATTTACAATAATTAAAGTGTTTTCATACTTTGAATCTGACCGTCTACTACCCGAAATTCTTTGATTAATACCCATACCAATTTTATCTGATAATGCACCAGCTGTGTGTTGCTTCCCACCTTTTCCGTCAAAAGTCATTTTGCAGGGGACACTGCCCACACTATCCCACATTATACATAAACTGTAATCTAACTCTCCTTTTTCTTGAGCGTCTAATAAAGAATTAATGTAATCCGTAATTTGTTCAATATATTCAAAATTATTGTTAAATATAAAGAATCCATCCCAATCTAATTCTCCGGTTTCTTCATCAACAACTTCTTCACATTCAAAACCCATTAACTTGGCGTGTTCAAATGACCATTTTTGTTCAGTAATAATGAAGACCGGTAAAATACCTTTTTTCTGAGCATCAACAGCGGTTTTAACTAATGCCGTCGTTTTTCCTGTATCCGAATGACCCAAGAACATATTTAAGTGTCCTATAGCAGGACCAGGTAATCCCACCGCGTCCAAGAAGTCAGGTCCTAAGTCAAAAAAACTTTGTGGTTTATATTTTGCCGATGTTGAGAATTTATCTTTAATTGATTTAAAATCGTGTTTTTTAATTGCCATATCTTAATTTAATTTTTAGTGGTTTTATTAGATAACATAGACACGATGTCTATGTTCGTGTCTATGTTAAGTAATATAAGTTTTGTTTGATTAGAACGGCATATCATCTTCCGGTTCAACTCCTGCTTGTGGGTCAATTGGTGCGGGTGTTTTACCACTACCACCGAATGATGTTTCGTCCTCATCTGAATTACCATAATCATAACCACCTTTATCAGAATTCCATTTTGGAGTTTCACCTCTCGCAATAGCTTCTAAATATTCAACCGGTTTTTTAGAATAAACATCTTCCCAAGTTAACTCATCGTTAATCCAAGAATCACCAATTTCTTTGTCCTCGTGAACCGGAGTTGCGTCATCATACATCACAGTTTGGATTACGGTGTAGTAAGCTCCTTTTGGGGTTTTTGCTTTAGTTAGTTCAAGGATAAGGTCTCTACCTTTTTCAGGGTCAGCAATATCACCTTTGTTTCTGTAGATAGGTATAATTTTGTCATAGATACCTTCGTTTTTGTAGTTTGCTTTGAATCTCCAAAACTTAACACCATCCACCTCGTTATCTCTGTCGATAACTTTAACAATATAGAATTTACGTGATAAGTAATTTGTTGATAATTTTTTATCAGCTTCTTTACCTGTTGAACGTAACTCTTCGTAAACCTCATTCAAAGGTGAACGTTCGTTGTCGTTTTTACCCGGGTCGTAAAATTTTTGATATTTTCCGTCTACTTGAATCTCGTGGAAATGAACCTCTTTAAATGGTGAAGAACCATCTGTGGTAGGTAAGATTCTTAATCTTCGTTGCCCTTGAGTTTCCTTATCATTAAGGATTGCCGCGAAGTATTTTTTCATTCTTTCTTCTTGTGTAAATTTTGAGGTAGAAGAAGAACTACCTTGTTTTGATTGCTCGTATTGAGCCAAAACTGCGTCTAATGAATTTGTCGCCATAGTGTTTAAGTTATTTAAAGTTTATAAAAGTATAAGTGTCAGCCGTGAGATAGTCAAATTTTTTTAAAATTAAAACGGACTTTTTTAGTCCGTTTTAATTATTTCAGTTGTTGGAATGAGGTTGCTTCGTCCTCAAAATTTCTAAATGTTTTCTTAATTTCTGATGGTGAATAATCTTCAACTTCGTCTTGAGTTAAAATATACTCATTTTTTCCCGATTTTTCCATATCTTCCTCTTTATCTTGGAAAAAATCTGATAATTTCTGATTGAATGGTCCTGAGTCCAAACTTCTTAACTCTAATTTTTCTTGAGGTGTTTTTTCTCTATATTTTTCAACCTTATTTTCTAAATCATTTAATTTAGACATTATTCCATCCATTTCACCTAATTTAGATTCTAAATTGTTTAAGTGTTGGAATAAGTTATCGAAATATTCCGATTGTTTTTGTTCCACATTTCTTTGAGATTTAACTAAATCAGTTATATCCATTTCCTCCGTTTTACCTGTTGTGTCACCATTACCACCAACTTTTTCAACATCAGGGTCTGTTTCAACATCTACAGGTTGTGGTCCTGTCGGTGCTGGTGGCACAACATTAGGGTCAATAGGTGCCGGAGTTCCCGGTTCAGGTTGTGTGGTGTTTGGGTCTTCCAATCCGGGTGGTGGTGGCAAAACAGCTTCTTGTTCTACAATATAGTTATTAATAGAGTTGTATCTAGCAATTTCTTCTAAAATTCTATTATCAATTTTTTTCATTTTATCCGTTTAATAATTGTTTAATACCAGTAGTTGTTTCAACTTGTATTCTTTTATTTTGACTCATAGTATTGTCAACTCGTTCAATTAGACCGTCTTTCATTCTAATCGTATAACAATCACCTGTGTCTAAATCACACACTTGTTTTGAACCATTACCCATATCTTTTTCAGTTGTACGAGTTTGTTTACCTAAGTAATTTTCTAATATTGATTTTGTATCCATAATCTTTTTTATATATAAATATCTGTTTATTTGTAAATGTTATTTTATATCAAATCTAAACTTATAATCAAAAATAGCTTGTTGTCTTGAACTATCTGATTTACCGTCCGGTAATTTAGGGTCAGCATAAATCCAAACAAGATATTCATATACACCAACCAAATCTTTCTGAGGTGTTGTTGAACCACAACCTTCATCATCTAAAATATTTTGTTTAGTTATGGTAAATATTTGTTTGTTTTGTGATAAAAATTCATCTAATCTACGACCTGAGCCACTACCATTACCACATTCCGAAGTTACTTTATAATATCTAAATTCAGCTATGAACATTTCCCATAAACCACTATTTGGTTTTATTGTGACCGTTAATTTATTAAATGAACCCTCAATATTTTCAACAACAAAATCAAACGGGTCCGGAGCCGGAACATTTGCTGGTGGTGGCGTCTTAGTAAAATTACCAGTATTTTGATTAAATAAATTAATAGATTCAGTCACTTGAGATTCTATATTAGATATATCGGTCGGATTCATCGTTGTGTAAACATTACTACTTGATATTGCCGCGTCACCATACAATATAATAAATTTAGTGATTTCGGATGAAGTTAAATCTTTTATCTCAGAAACTCTACCGGTAAATCTGCTAATCAAAAAGTCAATATTTTGACTTAAATCTTCAAACATAACATAAGGTTTAGTATTACTAATCCCACCACAGTAAAATTGTTTTTTGGTAAAATATCTTTCAATTGAAGCACCCCAATCACCCCATAAATCTGTACCACCATAATTATTAGATTGGCTACTCAAATTATACCCACTATTATTACTATTCAAAAACATTTTAGAAAAAACAGAATATCTAATTTTTTGGTCAGTTGTTTTTGACGATATTAATTCAATAACTTCTTTATATGTTACCGTAGTTGTTGTGGATGTTTCAGGTGTAAATCTATCATATTTACTTATTACTGGTGGACATTCCTGTGTGTTTTGTGGTTTTGTGACCTCTTTTTTACTGTTACTATTATTCTTTTCATTTTTTTGACTAATAACATTTGTTTTTGTTGTATCCGTTTTTATTACAGTTGTTAATTTATCGGCTTTATTTTTTTTATTTTTATCTATAATAGATTGTAATAATGTTGTTTTAAGTGATTGAATGTAATTTTCAACTTTTGGTAATGAAGCTGTTGGTTGTCTAGTACCCTCAA